AAACGAAGAAGGGTGGATGGTTTTCATCTGCCCTTTTTTATTAACTAATAAAAAAATACAAAATTATGGCTTGTGATATTGCAGTTGGAAGGTTAGAACCTTGCAAAGATAGCGTTGGAGGAATCAATGCAGTATATTTTGTTAATTACGGAGATTTAGGTGCTATTGTTTACAATACCACAGATACCGATGTAATTGACTCAGTTGCTGGAACACCAAGTGCTTACAAATTTGACGTAAGAGGAAACTCAACGTATACAGAAAACATTCAATCAAGTAGAGAGAATGGGACTACTATGTTCGAACAAGTGTTAGAGTTATCACTTAAAAAATTAACTAAAGAAGACCACAAAACAATCAAATTGTTATCTTTCGGAAGACCTCACGTTATTATCGAGGACAACAACGGAAATGCATTTATTTCTGGATTGGAACACGGAGCTGACGTAACTGGAGGTACTGTTGTTACTGGTGGTGCTATGGGAGATATGAGTGGATACACTTTAAGCTTTACTGGTATGGAAAGAGTACCTGCTAACTTTATTGATGTTGCTTCAGATGGAAATACTGCTGCAGAGAATATTACTGCTGCTGGATTCACTATCGTTGAAGGAGTGTAATTACTACTTAATCTATTTTATTAAACCCTGCCATTCGGTGGGGTTTTTTATTAAATAAAACAAAATATTAGTTTACAGTTATCTTAATATGTTAATACTACAACCAACAGCAGGAGAGAAACTAATCACAATTATACCGAGAAGCACAGACTTGTCTGGTGTTATCTCTTTGAATATAAGAAGAGATGGAGATGGTGCAGAAGAGGATATTACCAATTTAACTTTAACAGAAATAGTAAATTATGTTGAGGTTAGGTTTGAGTCAACTATCTTAAAAGAGGATTCTACTTATTACATAGAAATCACTAAAGATGGAGCTTTATGGTATAGAGATAAAATATACGTTACATCTCAAACAAGTTTAGAAAGAGAAACCAATAAACATAAGATAGGTAATGGTACAATCTATAAGCCTTTTAGTGAGTCAGACGATAACACATACATAATATAATGAGTACAAAGAAAACTAATACAATCAAAAAGGAGTATAAAGATAGCATACGAGTTGTTAATATGTCTTCTTACCAAGCACCTATAATACAAGAGGTTCACAATAAAGAGTGGGTTTCTTTTGGAGATAATAATGATTACTTCGACAACCTAATTGAAAGGTATCTTGATAGCCCTACTAACGGTAGATGTATTAATGGTATTGTTGATATGGTTTACGGTAGAGGTTTAGAATCTACAAACTCAGACATCTTCCCAGAAGACTATGTTAAGATGAAGCAATTACTTAGACCAAGAGAGATTAAGAGATTGGTTAACGATTATAAGCTATTAGGTCAAGGAGCAATGCAACTTACCTACAACAAAGCTAAAACTAAAATACTAAAGGTATCTCATTTCCCTATGGAAACATTGAGAGCTGAGAAAGCAACTAAAGGTAAGATTAAAGCATATTACTACCATCCATCTTGGAAGGACTGTAAGAATTCAGATTCCCCTAAAAGAATACCTACATTTGGAAGCGGTAGTAAAACTGAAGTTAACGAACTTTATGTCTTTAAACCTTATAGAAGTGGTTTCTATTACTATGCAACTGTTGATTACCAAGCGTGTCTACAATATGCTGAATTAGAGTCTGAGGTTTCTAACTATCACATCTCTAATATACAGAATGGTTTACAACCAAGTTTATTCGTAAACTTTAATAATGGTATCCCAAATGCTGAAACACAACAAGCTATAGAGTCTAAGATAAACGACAAGTTCTCTGGTAGCTCTAATAGTGGTAAAGCAATTATCGCATTTAACGAGTCTGCTGACACTAAAGCTGACATCGAAGCTATTCACTTACCAGATGCTCACGCTCAATACCAATTCTTATCAGATGAGGCAAGAGAGAAGATTATGTTAGGTCACGGTATTGTTTCTCCTATCTTATTAGGTATTAAAGATAATACTGGTTTTGGTAACAATGCAGAGGAATTAAGAACTGCATCTGTACTTATGGACAACGTAATTATCAGACCTTTACAAGATGGTGTAATTTACGGATTGACTGAGATACTTGAATTTAACAAGATACACCAAGACTTATACTTTACAACACTACAACCTATTGAGTTTACTGAGTTGGATAACATCGAAACTAAGATTAAAAGAGAAGAGGAAACTGGAGAGAAATTATCTTCTGATGTTTCTACAGACTTTTCTGATGAAGAAGGAGATGACTTGTATAATCAATTAGAGGGCTTAGGAGAGGTTTTAAGCGATGAATGGGAGCTTATCCATAGTGAAGTATACCAAGAGGAAAGTGAAGCCGTTAAAATGGCTGAAATCAAGTATTCTGATAAATCATCTAAAGAAGATAACGACATCTACAAGATTAGATACGCTTATTCTCCAGTTAGAAAGTCTGAAGGTAGTAGAACTTTTTGTAAGAAGATGGAAGTATTAACTGATAGAAAGATTGTATTTAGAAAAGAGGATATTAATATGATGTCTTTCAGAGGCGTTAATAAAGAATTAGGTCACAATAGACAAAACTATAGCTTACTAAAATACAAGGGCGGTAAGAACTGTCATCATTTCTGGGAGCTTCAAGTTTATAAGAAGTCAAGTGGTAGAAAGGTAAACTCTGACGATGCATACGAAAAGGGCTTAAAAGAGCCTAAGAATCCTTCTGAGATGGGAGAAAGAATGATAGACAGAGAAGACAACGGTGCATATCGAAGTGTACTAAGTAGAATCAGAAAAATATTAGGTCAATAATGAAAGCACTATTTATAACAGTAAAGGATTTAAAAGCAAAGTCAATAATCAGCGGTAATACTGATGCTGACAAATTGATTCACTTTATAGAGGTGGCTCAAGATATACACATACAAAACTATTTAGGAGGTAAGCTCTATGATAAGATGCAATCATTAATTATTGATGATGAGATGGATTTACCTGCTAATTCAGATTATAAAGCTCTTAGAGACACTTATATCAAGCCAATGCTAATATGGTTCACTCAATCAGAGTACTTCCCTTTTGCTATGTTTAAAGTGGATAATGGAGGTGTATCCAAACACAGAGGGGAAGAATCTGATACTGTTAATTACGGAGACATCGATAGAATGATGAGTAAGATAAATGATAGGTCTGAATTCTATACAAGACGTTTCTTAGATTACATTTGTGATAACAGTCACAAGTATCCAGAGTACACTAACAATCAGAATGGAGATATGTATCCAGATAAAGATGTAGATACTTTTTCAAGTTGGGTTCTGTAATGAGAAATAAAAAAAAGACATATAAGACAAAAGAGGTTAACATAATGAAGTTATCCGCTTTCTATGATAAAGTGAAAAACGAAGCTAAGGAGACAAAAAAAGAAAAAGATGGCAAACGAAATATACGATAGTACTTGGTGGGGTAATACGATTGAAACTGCATCTTCTATTGGTACATCAACAGAAATGATACAAGGGCAGTTTAATCTTACAAAGTTAGGAGATGAGTTGGTTACTAATGGAGATTTTGCAACAGATAGCGACTGGACTTATGGTAGTGGGTGGGCTATTAATGGAGGTAAACTTATTGCTACAAATGCATCTAACCAATTTGTTACACAATCGTTAACATTTATAAGTGGTAAAAAATATAAAGCTTCTTTTACTGTTACTGGGACAAGTTCACTACCAAACAGTACATCTTTAAGAATGCCTTATGATGGAGCTATTTCAAATATAGCTTATGTAAATAAAGATTCAGATGGTGTTTATACTCACGAATTTATATCTACTGGTTCTAATACTATTTATTTAGGTTATGGTTCATTTACTGGCACAATAGACAACGTATCGGTAAAAGAAGTAAGAGCAACAACAGTAGAAGCAAGTAAGTGTTTAGCTGATACAATTCACAGAATAGGATTACAAGACATACAAAACTAAAAACAATGGCAAAACCAAAATTAGCATTAATACCAGCTGCACAAGGCACAAGTTTATACTCCGTACTACCATCGAGTGGTGTAGGGGATTTCAGCTTTACTCGTAGTGGTTCGGCAACAAGAATAAACTCACAAGGACTAATAGAAACAGTTGCGAGTGGTGTATCAAGATTAAACTATCCAATGATTGATGGTGTTGTAAAAGGGTGTCCACATCATATTTTAGAACCAGCGAGGACTAATTTATATAGATATTCAGAAGCATTTACAAATATTAACAATATAAATTTAAATGTTACTGATAACGTTGAAATAAGCCCAAAAGGAGATTTAAGTTCTTCAAGTATAATACCTACAACTACAAACACATCTCATTATTTATCATTTGGTAATAATTCAACGGGAACTGTTACATTTTCTATTTATGCAAAACCAAAAGGATATAATTATATTCTTTTACATTTATGGGACGGAAGTAATGGTAGAGCTTGGTTTGATTTAGAGAATGGTGTTATTGGAACAACTGATGCATCTGTTTCTGCGAATATTGAGAAAATGCCTAATGGATGGTATAAATGTATAATTACAAGAGTTTTAAGCGGTTCATTAACACAAGTTGATGTTTTAGTTTCAGAAAATGATAACGTACCTAATTTTGCGGGAAATGGTAATGATGGTTTATACATATACGGAGCACAATTAGAAGTCGGTTCTTATAGCACAAGCTATATTCCTAACTACGGAACTGCTGCTGGTGTTACTCGTTCAGCTGAAACTGCTAATGGTTCTGGAGATGCAGCTACTTTTAATGATAGTGAGGGTGTTTTGATGGCAGAAACTAAAGGAGAAAACGATGGTACGTTTAATTACATTTCTTTAAGCGATGGAGGTACTCAAAATTATGCTGGTATTTTATACACAGACGAGGATAATCAAATAACATACAGATATTATGTAGGCGGTTCTGGTGTGCAATTAATTGTTGATGACATTATCGTAACTAATTTTAATAAAATTGCAATTAAATGGAAAGTAAATGATTTCGCTTTTTGGATTAATGGCTTTGAAGTTGGAACTGCATCTTCTGGCAGTTTAAATCCTTCTGGAACTTTTAACGAATTATCTTTTGCAAGAGGTGGAAATAATAATACACCTTTCTACGGAAACACTAAACAAATACAATACTTTGATACTGCATTAACAGATATAGATTTAGAACAACTAACGTCTTGGGTATCTTTTCAAGAGATGGCAGAAGGACAATTATATTCGGTTGAATAGTATGAATTACAAACAAAATTCACTATATTAGTAGTATGGAAAATTGGAAAGACATAAAAGGATACGAGGGTAGTTATCAAGTTAGTGATTTAGGTAGAGTTAAGAGTATTAAGTTTAATAAAGAAAAGATACTGTCTAAAACAAATTTAAGTAATGGTTATTTAAAAGTTTCTCTTTGTAAAGATGGAAAGGCAGAAAATAAAACTGTGCATAGTTTAGTTGCTCAATCTTTTTTAAATCACAAAAGTAACATCTATATTGTTGTAGACCATATTAACAATGTTAAAACAGATAACAGATTATCTAATTTACAAGTAATATCACAAAGAGAGAATTCGACTAAAGATAAAAATAACAAGTATTCAAATTACGCTGGTGTAACTTGGCATAAAAATGATAAAAAATGGCAATCATCGATAATAGTTGACGGCAATCAAGTATATTTAGGATACTTTAAATCTGAAGAGAGAGCATCAATAGCATACGATTTTGCATTGACACAATTAGATAAATTAAAACAATATAGTTTAACAAAATAAAATATGGGAAAAACATTAAAATTTGGTGGCGGAGTATGGGCAACTAAAAAGGGTTCTACTCTTGCTTATAATGATGAGGATGGAAACTTCAAACCACTACCATTTACATATACTGGTTTTGGTAAAGGTACAAGAGTTAACAAAGAGGGTTTAATTGAGGTTGTAGAAAACGACAGACCAAGAATAGATTATAAAGATAGCGCAGATGGTGTATTTCTTTTGGAAAAGGCATCTACTAACCTTATAACGTATTCAGAAGATTTTTCTAATAGTGTTTGGACTAAAAACAACTCAAGTATAGAAAGCGATACTTTAATTTCTCCAAGTGGTATTTTAAATGGTAATACATTAACAGATAATACTGCAAACACAATACATAGATTAAGACATTCTGTATCTTTAAGTGCAAATACTGATTATAGTTTAAGTGTTTTTGCTAAAAAAGGAACTTTATCTAATATACAACTTGCTCTTATTAATACTGGAGATAGTAATACCGCAAGTAAAGTTTTTGATTTAGAAAATGGTGTTTTAGGGCAATCTATAAACGCTGGTGGTACGTTATCAGATTATAAAATTACTAATTATGGTAATGGGTGGTACAAATGCGAAATTACTGCACAACTTACCACAGCACCTAACATTTACCAAATAACACTTGCTCCTAAAAGTAGTGGAAATTCATCAACTGGTAATCAAGTTACTTATGATGGAGATGGTAATGGTAATGTTTATTTATGGGGTGCTATGCTCGAACAAAATTCAGTAGCATCTTCGTACATCCCAACACAAGGCACAATCCAAACTCGTGTGCAAGAAACTGCAAGTGGTTCTGGAAACTCGGAAGTTTTTAATGATAGTCAAGGTGTACTATATGCTAACATAGCTGCGAATGCTGATGATTTAACGTTTCGGTTAATTACTTTGAGTGATGGTACAACAAGTAATAGATTATCTTTAGGTTACAGAAGTACGTCAAATGCAATTTATTGTGAAATAAGAAATGCAAATGTTACACAAGCGTTTTTAATTACCACAATTAATGATATAAAAACAAAATCAAAAGTAAGTGTAAAATATAAAGCTAACGACTTTGCTTTATGGGTTAATGGTTTTGAAGTATCAACAGATACAAATGGATTAACTCCAGTAAATTTATCTAAAATTAACTTTGATAGTGGGCAACAAAGTGGGAGTTATTTCTATGGTAAGACAAAAGAAATTTCGTACTATGATGAAGTTTTGACAGACGAGCAACTTGAGTATATGACATCTTACAGAACTTGGGAAGAAATGGTAAAAGAATTAAACTTAAATATTATACACAATGAGTAATACACTTAAACTGGGTAACGGACAATGGGCAACTGGTAAAGATACGGTGCTTGGGTACAATTCAGAAAATAACAACATAAAGCCATTACCTTTTTCATTCAGTAGAGCAAGTAGTGCTACTGTTGTAAACAA